TACAGGGTGTTCATTCGGATAACGTGATGCTTGTGGCGGATGAAGCGTCAGGGATTCCTGAAGCCGTGTTTGAGGCTGCCGCGGGATCCATGTCAGGGCATAACGCTGTCACGATTTTGCTTGGGAACCCAACAAAGTCCAGCGGGTTTTTCTTTGAGACGCACAACCGTTTGAAGGATGAATGGTGGACGCGTCGCGTGTCTTGCTATGACTCAAGGCGCGTGAGCAAGGAATATATACAGGACATGGCTTCACGCTATGGCGAGGAATCCAACGCGTTTCGTGTGCGTGTGTTGGGTGAGTTTCCTGCAACCGATGACGATACGTTGATTGGCGTTGAACTTGTTGATAGCGCGTTTCACCGTGACGTTGCCCCCACAGAGTCACCCGTGATCTGGGGTTTAGATGTGGCAAGGTTTGGCACGGATTCCACGGCACTTGCTAAAAGGAAGGGGAACACGGTCACCGAAATCAGGAAGTGGAGGAACCTGGATCTGATGCAAACAACGGGCGCCGTGGTGAGCGAGTACGAAGTGACGCGTCTTGAGGATAGGCCTGTTGAGATTCTGGTTGACTCGATAGGGTTAGGTGCTGGCGTTGTTGATCGGTTGCGTGAGTTGAATATGCCAGCGCGTGGTGTGAATGTTTCAGAGTCACCTGCTTTGGGTAACACCTACATTAACTTGCGGGCTGAGTTATGGGGCCGCATGAAAGCGTGGCTTGAAAAGCGCGACTGCAAGGTGCCTAAAGATGAATCGCTTTTGGCGGAACTCGTTGCGCCGCGTTACTCGTTTAATTCAAGCGGCAAGATGAAACTTGAAAGCAAAGATGAGATGCGCAAGCGCGGCATGGGTTCACCCGATATGGCTGACGCATTGGCGTTGACCTTTGCCAGCGAAGCAGGAACCGCGCTGTACGGGAAGGCTTATAACTCGCAGTGGGGTAAGCCAATTAAGAGGAACTTGAGGGCAGTTGTTTAACAGGAGAAAGGGAAATGGCAAGTCACGCAAAGATGTTTAAGGAAACAAGAAAGAAGATGATCTTTGATTACCTGAAAGGGTTAAAAAACCCTGTCAACGCTTGGCACCTGGCTGAGAAGTTCGATATAACAACGAAAAGGGTTGATCAACTCATGTCCGAATTGGCGGCAGATGATCTTGTTGTGAAGACCAAAGGGATAAAAGATATTGATGTTCCATGGAAGAAAACCTTTGTGAATTACTTTGAAGTGAAAGAAGAATACAAGACCTTTAAGCCGCGTAAGCCTAAGGAGAAAGTGCTGTGGCATAACCCGTTTGGGATAAGGGCGGCGTGATGAACAGAGAAGAGATTATCCGCATGGCACTGAAGGCGGGCATGTCGCATTTCTCCTACTTTGTCACAACGGCACACGTTGAAGACCTTGAACGCTTCGGTGCCCTTGTTGCCGCGCATGAACGTGAGGCGTGTGCGAAGGTTGTCGAAGATTACTGCGGTGCATGGGACGACGAAGGTTATGCGCTTGCCGCCGCTATACGAGCAAGGGGACAGAAATGAACAAAGAAGACATCATCCGCATGGCTAGGGAGGCTAACATTAAGCAAGCCATTGAAACACCCCATTTACTGATGGTGCATGAGCTTGAACGCTTCGCCACCCTTGTCGCCGCGCATGAGCGTGAGTCGTGTGCGAAGGTGTGTGATGAGCGGGAAGAAATTTTTCGAAAGTATTACACCACAGGTCTTCCAGCGCTATGCGCGTCCGCCATACGAGCAAGGGGGCAGGCATGACCCGCGTAGTTAGTTGGTTTAGTTGCGGCGCCGCTAGTGCGGTTGCTACGAAGCTCACGAATCCTGACGTCATAGCGTATTGCGATACTGGAAGTGAAGATGCAGACAACGCTCGATTTATGACGGACTGCGAGGCGTGGTTTAAGCAATCAGTGTTAAAGCTAAAGAACGAAAAATGGGCAAGCACTTGGGAGTTATGGGAGAAACGAAAATTCTTGAATGGTATGGATGGGGCTCCATGCACTGGCGAGCTAAAAATTCAGCCGCGTCTTAAATTTCAGCGACCAGACGACGTTCATGTTTTTGGTTATACGGCAGACGCTAGTGACGTTCGTAGAGCAGAAACGCTTCGAGAAAATTGGCCGGAACTAATCATCAAGACTCCGCTTATTGAACGCGGGATTACTAAAGCAGGTTGTCTTGCCATGATTTTGAGTGCTGGAATACAACCACCAAGGGTGTATTCAATGGGTTTCCCGAATGCCAACTGCATACCTTGCGTAAAAGCGACTAGCCCTGCGTATTGGGCTTTAGTTCGTAAAGAATTTCCAGTTGAGTTTTTTCGGATGGCAGATTTGTCGAGGCGACTTGGAGCGAGGCTAACTCGCATTGAGGAAGAGCGGATTTTTATTGACGAAATTCCAATGAATCAACCTGTTACCGAAGCCATTGCTCCAGAGTGCGACTTTTTGTGCCATATCGCGGAGCAAGACTTTGACATTACAAGTGCTGACAACATTAAGGACATGGCATGAAGGATTACCTTGCAGGCCAAGCCACCTGGCGTACACCAGACGATGATCCGCCACCGCTTGGCGTCAAGATGCTTTTGCTAAACCCTGGCGGCGTGTGCGTGATCGGAACATGGGAGACGTGGGCTATTGCCTGGGCACCGCTGCCAAAGTTGCCTGAACATATTAAGGATGCGTTGAAATGAAAGACTTAACGATTGGCGATGTGATGGGCATTGCCAGGAATACGGGGTTTGATCAGCACGCAGAGAATCTATTTATCTTTGCAGCGCAGATTGAGTTTGTGGCAAGCGAAGCGCGCTTAAACCATTGCATCGAAGTGCTGGAGAAGAACGGTTACACGGATGCAGCAGATCTATTGAAAGGGCAAGGATGAACCTAGAGCAAATGGCGATCAAAGCCACGGTCAACAGTTTGGTTGAGAACATCCACCCGTCCGTTAAAGCGGATGTGGCAAACGAAATCGCGCAAGAGTTGCTTGAGCTAACCGATCAGCTATTGGCGGATTGCGTGGAATTGCTGAGGCGTTTGAATAAAGAATGATCCACTATCACGGAACGCCAATTACGCCTAGAGCAGTTTTAGAGACTTTATCCGGTGAGCACTTTTGTATTTCCTATGCCGATCCAAGGGACTTAAAAACCTGTCTGAAAATTGGTCAGTCATTGATGCTGGACAACGGGGCATTTAGCGCAAAGACACGAGGGCTGCCGTTTGATCCTGACGGGTTTTATCAATGGCTTGATCCTATTCTTGGCCATCCGCATTGGGGGGTTGTTCCCGATGTAATTGATGGGCCTGAAGATCAACAGCGCAAGATGGTTGCAACATGGCCGTTTCCAAAGTCTTTAGGCATTCCAGTTTGGCATCTAGGCTTATCGTTGGATTACCTTTGCGAACTTGTTGACAATTGGGGTCGAGTTTGTCTCGGCTCATCTGGTGAATACTGGAATGTCGGCGATGCAAAGTGGCAAGGCAGAATGGACGAAACATTCAACCGACTCGCTAAAACATTTGGTCGGTTACCTTGGACGCATGGAATGCGGATGTTGGGACAAGGGCTTGAGCGCTGGCCTTTATCGAGTGCAGACTCAACAAACGTTGCTGTAAACCATAAAAGCATGACTGAATGCGCTTATTGCATGGCAAAGCGTATTGACTCAGAAAACCCACCTAACCATTGGAACCTTAGACCTGTACAGGAGAACTTATGCTTTACCTAGCTATTGGTATTTACACGATTGCAATGACGCTTGCCAATCTTTCGGTTGCTGCGTTTGGGCCAGCAATCAGCCCGATCAATGCTTTTCTGTTCATAGGTTTAGATTTGGCGTTAAGAGATTGGTTACATGTAAAGCTAAGACTGTGGCAAATGGGTGCGCTCATAGCATCGTCTGGAGTTCTCACTTATTTGCTTAACCCCGCTAGCGGGAAAATTGCCATAGCGTCGGCTTGCGCGTTTACCTTAGCCGCACTGGTTGATTGGGCTGTTTTTGTAAAGATGAAAGGTTCGTGGTTTTCTAGGGCAAACAAAAGCAACGTTGCCGGTGCCGCAGTTGATTCCCTTGTATTTCCGACGATTGCGTTTGGATCGTTAATGCCTGGAATCGTTTTTTTGCAGTTTGTGGCTAAAATTTTTGGTGGGTTTGTATGGGCATACATTGTCGAAAAACTTAATCACCAACAACCAATGTTTGCTGGCGATTAACACGCCGCTTGCATTTTTGCAAGCCTATTGATAAGGTGCGCGCATGAAAACCAAACCAGTTTGGGACAAGCCACGTCCAAAATCAGTTGGCAAGAGCGAACCTTTATCCAAAAAGGAAAGGGCTAGCGCAAAGGCGATGGCGAAATCCGCTGGCCGCCCTTACCCTAATTTGGTTGACAATATGCGCGCCGCGAGGAAGAAGTGAGTAAGCAAGTGCGCGATTCGGCGGGTCACCTATGGCCTGAGATTGTCGGCAAACTTGGCGCAAACACGAATATCACAACGTCTGAAATAAGCCAGCAATCGCACGCCGCTGGCACTGGCGTT